ACAGTACCTGATGCATCTGCATCGTACCAATCACCATCAACTAATAGTTCTTCAAACAACTCCGTAAATCTACTTCTATAATACTCAATCTTATTGTAATCTGCACTACTTTCATCGAAGTTCGCTAACTTAGGAAGAATGTACTGAAACATTGCGAAGTAAACGCATAGGTCAGTAAAATCTTCAGTTCGCACAATACTTGACACATCTAATGCATCGGGTATTGATGAACCTGAATATGCTTTCCACCAATCACTGGCTTTCAACTTATTCAGAATTCTAATAGTACTGCGTATTAATGTATTTTCAACATCCAATGATGTAATGCCCTCATTGATAGCAAACAGACGGTCATCCATGTTAATAACATCTTGATAGTCTGCAAAACTAACAACAGAACCGTTTTCTACTATGAAGGACATCTATCTAAACCTTACGCCGCTTTACCGATTAACTGAACACCGCCTGCCGCATTAATAATGCCACTTCCTACTACAGCACTAACAACTACATCAGTTGCTTTACCTTTAGCAGAACGCTCTTGTTCAACTTCAATTCCACCACGCATAGCAACACCAATTGCTGTACTTACAAACACTGCGCCTGTAGATTCATTATCAGTACCTGCATCTGCACCATCAGCCGCAACTACTGCGCTTGATTCGTAGATGTCAACACCTGCGATTGTACCTAAGTAGAATGCACCTAGTACACGCTCACCACCTGCTAAAGTACCTGCTAATGCAATCTTAATAGGTAATGCCGCTAATGGGTTAAGTACACAACTGTAACGCCCAACATGTCCTGATGCTCTTAGTAAAGATGCCGCACGCATAATGTCTGCAATATCCAAATCATCAGTTGTAGCACCAATAGTACCACCAGTGAATGAACTGAAGTTAGCAAATGCACCTAAGTCGATGCCTTCTGCTACTGCCATACCTGCTTGCATACCTAAGTCGTTCATTACATTAGATGAAGAACCACCTTGGTCCATGTCTTTAACACGGTTGTAAACACCCAACTCTGTCATCGTTAGTGTTGCTGAAGTTGCGCCTGTATTTGCATCAGCGAATTCATCACTACCGTTCTTGCCTGCCGCTGTCATTGATGCGTACACTGGAACTTGAACTGAGTTACCTGTTCCAGGTGCAACATTGTAAGTAGTACCTACAACTCGTGCGATTGAATTTTCGTATGTAGCGAACTGTGCCGCTGTAATTAAAGTACCAATCATTTGGTCTGTAATTGTATTTGCCATTTTTCTTTCTCCTTAAATTATAATGGTCACATCATGCCCTGTTTGGACTGATGCTCTTTAAATTTGGCTCTATCGGAAGCCTTAGTCATATCTAATTGGGTAGGGTCAAATGTATTGCCACCAGTATCAGTAACATTACCTGTTCCACTACCTTTCGGACCTGCTTGAACGAAATGCGGGTTTGTTTGTAGAAACTCTTGAACTAACTCACTAACTTGCATTGGGTCACCACTTTCGGTGTACCGTACTTGCTGTGTGCTTGAATCTAAAACTTCTACACTACCATCATTCAATTTAACTTGCCCTTGCAACAACTGAACTACTTGATTTGGATTAATTGCATGTTTTGCTGATGCTTCACTTAGCAAATTACCATTAACCTTAATATCGCGTAACTCTGTTGTTAGCGAATCAATAACACCGTCTTTCTTGGCAACAGTTTGTTTGAGTATTTCATCAAACTCGCCCCTTGCTTTCTTGGCATCAATATCACGCTCCTCTTCTGCATTAACTAAGTTGTTATATCGGTCAACATCAATACCATCGTACTTCTTGTTGAACTTAGACTTTTCACGGTCAACTCGCTGTGCTATGAGTTTATTCACATCTTCTTGTGTGAACTTTGCTTCCTGATTAGTTGTTGAAGTATCAGTAACTTCGTTATCCAAATTTTCTGTTTCTGTTTCAGACATTATTTTCCCTCTTATGTTGGAGTAAGACCTGGCAAAAGTACCAGTGTAAATGTATTTATATAACTACCTCAATCAATCATCAGTAACAGGTTCTAAGTGATGCCTACAGTTGTACCCACCCCTATTCATGAAGGGGTCGCTACCTGATTTACCTTGCCATGAGTTTTGCCATTCGTCGAGTAATTCTTGTTTAGTGAACTCTTTGCCTACATGATTACTACACCACGACCTAGTAACTGAATCAATCGGTCCACTGTAACGCCACTTAGTAATCTTTGCTTTACCTGATACATGTGCAACAATTGCTGATGTGCTTTTAAACAATCCATTGATAACACTGTTTTTAGGTTTGCCTATTTCCGCTTTAACAACATCAACTGCTGTGATGATTGCATTTGCTATAGGTGATTTTGCTACTGCATTGTTGTACAGTGCTTGCTTAATCTTAGACTTTGCTTGGTCTGCTTGCGCACGGAATGCTAGTACTGCATTAGTTTTAACATTAACAAGTACTTCTTTATCAATCTTAGTACCTGGTAACTTTGCTAGTAATAATAACCAAGCACTGTTGTATGATTCAACAACTTCATTAACTACTGTGTTGTACTCAGTTTCAAAGATGCGGTCTATTTCAGCATTGATTGTAATTGCATCAGTAGTCGACAGTTCGTTAAATGTAGCAAGATATGCTACGATTTTAGATTCAATCGTAGCACTTGCTTGTTGGAACTTATCTAAATGCTCACTGAATAGATTTTCTAATTGTTTAGCGTATTGATTCATCTACAAGTCCATCGGTAGTGAATGTACTTGACGAATCAATCTCATTCAACATATCGCTTAATGATTCATCATTATCAAACATCAATTGAATAATCTTCTTCTGCATGCCTTTCTTGAACAACTCAGAATCAATACCACTTGCTAGTGCTTGTTGATAAAACTGTAAGTCGTTGTACTTGTCGCGTGTGTTAAAACTGTTAGGGTATTCAATAATACCATCCCATGTAGTACCCACCATCAATGCAATTAACTGAAATATCTGTTCTTCTGCTAACTCTAAGTTACCTGCCTTTTCAGCAAGTCTAGCATTAAGTAAACGGAACTCAGTTTCTAATGCAACACCCGACATTGTTTTACTTTCAATTGCACGAACAGCACCTACATTAGACATGCGGTTAATTGATTCAACTTTATCGGTTATAGCATTTCTGATGCTGTCTAACGATGCTGATGTAGGTTGCATCAAGTAAGGTTTTAATCCAGGGTCTAAATCAGTAGGCATTTCAATAATACCACCTGCACCTGAACCCACTCTAGTGTCTGCTGTTTTAGCAAGTGATGGGTGACTACTTAATCTAATAATCTGTTCAATCTCACTGTTTTCATCAAAGATTGCTCGTTGCATATCTGCAACATCAGCAATGTCACTAATACTAGTTCCAGGCTTTAACCCTCTCTGTGCGTATAAAGGTACTGCTGTAATCTTGTTGTAAGGATTAGGTACAGTTTCAGTAGTAATTGCTTCGCCGTTAAGTGTGACTGTATCAGTGCGGTCTTTGTAGTAAATCTTGTACACTGCTGAATCATCATCTTTGTGAATCAATGTTTTAAGCATTGTTAGTTCATACACACCGTTGTCTAGTCTAGTGTACTTCCAATCAGTAACATTAGGTGGTGTTATTAAACTCACATAAGGTCTAATGCCATTATCGATTTCATCTTGTTTAGTAGCAACTTCGGCATTAGGTCTGTCGACAACAACCCAAGTATGCCCATACACACTTGAAAGTATTGATGCTTGTTTCATGAAGTTATCCCAACTACGACCTTCACGGTCTGCATCTTCAAAGAAGTCGTTGATAATAACATCATCGGTTAACGAACCCATTGTTCTAATAGGCAACTCAGTGAATATAAACGAACTGTAAATCTGCACAATACTTGCACAGTGATTATCTAATGGTGTTTGTTTAACACGCTTCGTGTAATCAGCATCTGTTTCGATTTTGTATCGAGTTAAGTAACTCTGTGCTTTGTATTGTTCACCACCTTGAAACGAGTTCATGAAGAACTGCCAATTAGGCAACTGCTTCTTGTACAGTGGGTTTTGCTCTTCTAATGATGTTATTGTGTACATAATTTATCCTTCGTGTATTTATTAGAATGTTGCCATGCCGAATGTTGCTGATTCATCAAACTCAGGTACATCTTTGCGTATTGGGAACAAGTATTCAATCATGTAACCAATGGCATCATTAGTGTGGTCAAACCCACTGCTTTTATCAGGTATTTGTGTACCTTCTTTAAAGACCTGTTTTGATAAACCGTTAATAATATGTTTGCATTTTGGGCTTACTTTAACTTTAACAGTACCATCGCTGGTAAGTAGCATTGAGTTAACTGAGTTAATTCTATCTCTTACAGCGGGATGTTTATGCCTGTGCTTAACAGTGAACCCTGCGTTCTGTAATATTGAAACATCTGTTCTACCGTTAGCACTAGTACGGCGCTGAACGCCGCTCGGGTCTGGGTAAATCACTACTTTCTTCTTTGGGTAGCGTGTTTTAATCTCTTGTACGAGTTCATCAGTGTTGCTTGAATAGATGATTACTTCATCAATCAAGTGCAACCCATTCATTGTTTTAACAGCAATGCCTGCACTGATTGGGTTCACATTGAAGTCGCACCCAATGTAAATTGTTGTACATGCTTCGAAGTTACCCGTATACTCAGTCACATGTCGATTCGTACTAAAGTTATAGTAAATCTGACCTGAGTATGTTTCGAAACTCGCTTCATATTCTTGACGGAATGTCCTATCATCTAAATCTCTCCTCGCTTGCTCGATTTCATCTTCTGAAACTCGACCACCTTCTAATGTTGTGAATTGCCATGATGCCCATTCTTTATCGTCTTCTTGTTGACCTTTTTGGTACATATCAAACGACCAATTACCTTGACCAGCCGGTGTTGTAATAAACATTGCACTGCCGTTAGTGTCTGATAGTGTAGGTCGTAACACTTCAGTCCATGCTTCCATCTTTGTATAAGAAAACTCGTCCATCACTAAGTAGTCTAAACCTATACCACGCAATGAATCGAACTTATCCGCTCCTCTTAAACCAATAACCGACCCATTTACTAAGGTAATACTTAAATCACTTTCGTTAACCTTCTCAATCCAATTCAACTTATTCAGTTTAGCCTTCAATGGCTTCCAAACAGTTTGCTTTGCTTGACGGTATGTGGGTGCAACATAGAAGGTTGTTTTGTTGGGGAGTCGTGCTTGCTTAGCGAGTTCTCTCATTGCTAAGTAAGTCTTACCGAATCTACGACCCGAAACAACAACCTTGAATCTTGCAGTTGATTTAGTGATGGTACTTTGACCTTTACTAAGTGGCATTATTCGTCTTCACTCCAAGGTAACGGTTGGTTGTTATCACCGTGCTTCGGTCCTTGGTCTGTTTGACCTAACATCTGTTTTCCAAGCCAAATAAGTAGAGTTGTATTGCCGTTGTATGCTTCTTCGAGTTGTTTGGCTCTTAACTTCTGTTTGGTTTTTACTTGTTCTTCTTCGATGAATGTACCGAAATGACTTATAATCTGTTGGTAACTTATCCCAAAGTACTTTGCTATTTCCTTACTAGGGCAATACAACTTAGCAAGCATGCGTACTTCTTCTTCAGAAATGACAACTTTGCCTTTGCGTAAGGTTGTAAACTCAACACCCTTCTTGGTAATTTTGTAGTCTTTGGCGACTTTCTTAATTGACATTAACCCGACTTATTAGTAATTTTAAGTCTGAAAAAGCGTTCATCAGTTAATCCGTTAGTCGTGGTGATTGTGTTAGTGATGCGATATGTATTACGCAAATCACCACCACTTAACCACACCGTACTAGTACTAGCACCAACATTCATCACATTGTTGGTATCAATAACGGGTGTTACATCACCTGCGATAGTTTCAACTACCCATGTGCTTGTTGCAATAGCATCACCTGCAGTAACCCAACTACTCCAATCGATGGTGTAGTCCAATGTTGATTGTGGGTCTTTTTCGATGTGCGACCCTATTTTATCTGTGTTAAAACCTATCATGTGTAATTCCTATAATTCTATTAATCTGTTTTCAAACATCACATCAACAACCCTATCTTCACTTCGAATGTAGATAACCCTAACTGTACTTGTAGTAAGCACAAACGACTTAGCACTTGTTACTTGTGTGAACTGCGATGTTAAGTTAACACTACCATTCTGAACAATACCTGCACTAACACTCAACGATGTAGTAGCACTCATTGATGCTGTTGTATCGTAAATAATACTAGGTGCAATACTTGCGACAGCGACTACATTCATTGCAGGTAAATGTGTACCTGTAATCATTGTAGAATCAATAACAGTTGATGCTTCAACATCTAATATTGCATTTGCTCTTATGCTATTTACACTATCTGTAGTTTGTGATGTAGTAACATTGAAAATCGTATCAGTAGTTAATTGACCACCAATAGTACAACTGTATGTTGTTTGTGAATCAGTGCTTAATTGTGCATTAACTTGATTATTAGCAGTAACCGAACTAGATGTTATTATATTAGAATCAACACTTGCGCTAAGGAATGGCGAACCCATTGCAGACCAATTAGTTAATAAACCAATTGGCAAATCAGCGTGTATTTCAAGCACTGGGTTTGTTGTTTGTGTTGTATCTAATACAAGATTAAAATCAGTGGTTATTGCACCATTGATAGTACATCCATAAGTCGTATCACTACCGAGTGTAAGAGTTGATAGTAGTAAGTTACCACCAACAATGCTCTGAGTGAATACTTGATTAATATCAAGTTCTGATGTAACTTCCAATGAAGGTACTATCAATGATGTGGTATTAACGGCTAGGTTAATACCTGTGTTAACATCAACACTTGATTCGATTGCTGAACTAAACAACACATCAGCACTTACTGTACCTTCGTGTTGAACCGATGCAATAGTAGACATCGATGTATTATTAATACAATCAATATCACCATCTAACGCACCATGTATGCTAGCAACCCAACCTAATGCTGAATCTATAGTTAAACTAGGTGTGTGAACAATGCCACCACTATTGCTACTACTAAACGATGATGATATAGTCCAAGTGCCTTGCCATTGGTCTGTGTCATCCCATGTCGTAGTGTCATCCCATGTGTAACCATCACCTAATGTTATATTAACACTTGGTGATGTACTTTGAGTAAACTGCGTAGTTAATGATAACGAACCTTCTAACGGTCCACTACCACTAACATCAGCAACAACAGTTGTTGTAAAACTAGATTGCGCAGTAACTTCTGCTTCGACATACGACATCAACACCGCATCAATAGTTGTACCTACTGTTGAGTGTATTGCATCAGTTGTATAACCCGATGCGATGTAATCTGCTTCTACATAGTTGCCGAACGAACCTAGTAATAATGCCATTGCTTTACCTTATTAGTCTAATGTAATTGTTAACTGACCTGCATTGATTTGGAATGTATCCCCAGAAGTTGGTGACTTACTTACTGAAAGTGCGCCATAAAAAACCATATCAGTTCCATCAAATACACCTGCGTGCGATACTGTACCCCATGTGCCTGTAGCAGTTGGGAATGTAACATTAGCA